CCTACACGAAGCCGAATGTGGATTTTATTGCCCATGTCATGGAGGAGGCATACGAGGGCAATGTGGTCTATGACGTGGACGATATGCGCAATGCTATCCTGCTCTTTGCCGCAAGCAGCACGAATCAGGCTGATATTTGCGTCAAGACGGTGGCAAAGATGCATTTCAAGTCCAAAGAGGAAGCAAAGAGCGAGACTGATATTTTGGAAGCCCCTATCGCGTTCTTTGACTGTGAGGTTTTTCCGAACCTTTTCCTCATCAACTGGAAACTGGCAGGCGAGGATAAGCCGGTTCATCGCATGGTGAATCCTACCGCCAGCGAGGTCGAAGCACTGACAAACTACCGGCTCGTCGGCTTCAATAACCGCAAGTACGACAATCATATGCTTTGGGCTTGCATGCTGGGGTGGACGACAGAGCAGCTCTATGCGCTGTCGAACCGTATCATCAACGAACATACCGGTTTCTTCGGTGAGGCGTATAATCTGTCCTACACGGATATTTATGACTTCTCTGCCAAAAAGCAGAGTCTGAAGAAGTTCGAGATCGAACTGGGCATCCATCACCAAGAGCTCGGTTTACCGTGGGACCAGCCCGTGCCGAAAAGCCTTTGGGACAAGGTCGCGGAATACTGCGACAATGACGTTCTGGCAACAGAAGCCGTGTTCAACGCACGTCATGCAGACTTTGTAGCCCGGGAGATCCTGGCAGATATTGCCGGGCTGACGGTCAACGACACGACCAACACATTGACCACGCGCATCATCTTTGGCAAGGAAAGGCACCCGAAGCTGGTTTACACCGACCTTGCGACCGGAGAACAGGACGCTTTGACCGAGGTCGAGCCTGATATTTTGGTATCCAAAAACATCATCAATGCCTTCCCGGGTTACGAGTGGGCCAAAGGCGACGATGGCCGGATGCACAACATGTTCCGTGGAACAGACCTTGGTTTGGGCGGCTATGTCTATGCCGAACCTGGTATGTACTGGAATGTCGCGCTGCTGGATGTGGCATCGCTGCACCCGCACTCGGCGGTCGCCATGAACTACTTTGGTGAGTACACCAAGAACTTCAATGACCTTATGGATGTACGTATCTATGTCAAACACAAGGAGTATGACAAGGCCAAGAAGCTTTTTGGCGGGAAGCTGGCCAAGTATCTGGATGACCCTGCGCAGGCGAAAGCATTGGCGCAGGCGCTGAAGATCGCCATCAACTCGGTGTACGGATTGACCAGTGCAACCTTCGACAATCCGTTCCGCAACCCCAAGAACGCCAACAACATCGTGGCGCTTCGAGGGGCTTTATTTATGCGCACTTTGCAGGATGAGGTACAGCAGCGCGGTTTCACGGTTGCCCATATCAAGACCGACTCCATCAAGATCCCCGGTGCTACGCCGGAGATCATCGACTTCTGCATGAAGTTTGCAGAGAAGTACGGCTACCAGTTTGAGCATGAGGCCACCTACGAGAAGATGTGCCTCGTGAACAATGCAGTCTACATTGCAAGGTATATGGACGCAGCTGACTGCAAGGCTTGGTATGGATACGTGCCGGGCGATAACGAGAAGGAAGGCGGAGAGTGGACTGCCACCGGTACTCAGTTTCAGGTTCCGTATGTGTTTAAGACGCTCTTCTCTCACGAAGATATTGTGTTCAACGATCTCTGCGAGACCAAATCGGTATCGAAGGGCGCTATCTACCTCGATAAAAACGAGGACTTGGCCGAGGGAGAGCACAATTATATTTTTGTTGGGCGCGTTGGCCAGTTCTGCCCTATCAAACCCGGATGCGGCGGCGCACTGCTTGTGAGAGAAGCAGGCGCCAAAGACAATGGTGAGGCCAAATACGACTCTGTTACTGGCGCGAAGGATTATCGCTGGCTGGAAAGCGAGATGGTCTATAACCTGCATCTGGAAGAGACTATCGACCGGTCTTATTTTGATAAGATGGCGACGAAAGCTGTCGAGGCCATTTCCGAGTATGGTGACTTCGAGCAGTTCGCTTCCAATGATTTGGGTGAACCGCCTTGGCAGAAGCCTGATATTCCGTGGGACGATGTGCAGGACGAAGCTGCACAGAATTTTGATGTAAGATAAAAAGGAGACTGATATTTATGATTAACAAACGCCAGAAGGTATCTATCGAGAATACTCGCTTCATCTTTACTACCAACTTCAGCGGCGACCCCAGCCGCGACCGCTTCGGCTCCAACAAGCGCCGGGTCAATCTGGTTCTGACCGAAGACATGGCGCATCATCTGATGGACATGGGCGTAACGGTCAAGCAGACTCGTCCGAATCCGGAAAAGACCTATGATGAGCCGTTTCTGCCGACCTATTTCGTTCCGGTCAATGTCAACATGGAGTCCAAGTGGCCTCCGCACGTCTACTGGGTGACCACCACCGGCAAAAAGCTGCTCTGTGACATCGACATGGTCGGTCAGCTGGATTACATCCGCGTCAAGAACGTCAACTGCCTGTGCAACCTCGTAGAGAAGCGCAACAACCCGGGAGAGTTCAGCCTGTATGCCGATGTCATGTACGTAGAGCAGGATGCTGACTCTGACCCGTATGCAGAGCGCTATGCCCGGTTTGCGGCTCCTGAAGCAGACATGGCAGAGCCGAGCGACCCCACCGAAATTCCGTTCTGAGGTGAAGCATATGAAGAAACTGTTTATCAGCTGCCCTATGAAAGACCGTACCGAAGCCCAGATCCGTGGGACCATGATGCAGATGCACAACATTGCAGAGGCCGTCTTTGGAGAAGAACTGGATGTTATCCAGACCTATATTCCTGATCCTCCGAGTGGCACGAACCAGGCACTTTGGTATCTCGGCGAAAGCATCAAGATGCTGTCGGAGGCCGATTACTTCATCGGCGTATATGATGAAGAGAAAGCGTACCATGGTTGCGCAATCGAGAACCAGGCCGCAAAGGCTTACGGCATTCCCAGTTACACCATCAACCTGAACTATGTGGCTCGGGATGTCGTCGAAGCACGGGCAAAAGAGGCTCGTAAGTATAGCTGCTTCGGTTACTAATCAATGATATTTTCGAGTGCCAGGGTCGGTCCTTGGTCCAATGCTCCAGCCGGTGAGTACCCACGTCGCAAATGGCGGCTCTAAGGAAACAGCTCGATTTATATTTTTGATGTGCAATTTGGGAGGTTGACAGTATGAAAGTTCTGAGGGTTCGCCCAAAGCATTACCCTGAAGTGATCGACATTGACTGTTCTCTGGAATCGCTCCAGAAAGAGGTGAAAGGCCCGATTCAGGCTGTTTACCCGTGGGACGATGAGGTGGCATTGATTTGCAACGAAGAAGGAAAGCTGCATGATGATTGCATGGAGAAACTCAACCGGACGCTCGACGGCCCTTATGGTATCCCCATTGATATTATCGTTGGAACATTCCTGATTGTAGGCCTCACGGAGGATGATTTCGGTGAGCTTTTGCCGGAGTTCGTCGAGAAGTACGAGAAGATGTTCCATCAGCCGAGAAAGTTCGTCACCTACACGGATAGTGAAGGTAAAGTGCATCTCGACATTGATTATTGTACACCTGAAGAATAAGCACATGAGAGCCCTGGAGAAATCTGGGGCTCTTTTACTTGAGTCATTAGCATGGGCTGTACGGTGGGTTCGATTCCCGCATGACTCGCAACCGGGCCAAAGAGCCTGATATTTGAACAATAGAAGGAGTAAGGATTATGAGCAGAGAAAAAGTAAAAGAGATCGTCGATTACATGGTTTCGGAGGGTATGCAGAACACCAACTGCGGCAGCTGGGTCTTTGATATTCCGGAACTGTGCGACAAGTTCGATCTTCCGCTGGAATGGTTCTATGAGCACAACGATGATATTTGCCGCGAACTCGGCGAGCGTGATGCGCTTGCTGATTACAAGCAGACCTACGACTGGAACAACCATCCGCTGAATTACAACCTGGTTTACTACACGAACTCCTGCTCATTTTGAGGAGGTGTGATATTTATGGGCGGACTTCGCAGAATAGATAAGGCTTGCAATATATGTCCTACTGCAAAAAGCACGGACTTTACTAAGAAAAAAGAACTCTGGAAGGTGTTCAGGAAGAACCGGAAAGAGCTCTTTGCTTATACCGTCAGAGGGGAGGGCGAAGATGAGGAAGAGGCGACGATCTCGCTTCTGGCCTACGAGAATCACTGCAATAAAAGTGCCATTTATGTGACGTTGGAAATGAGGTGAGCGACCTGATGGCAGGTGTAACGCTCTACGACTATCAATTAGATGCAATCAACCGTATGAAAATCGGATGCATCTTATGCGGAGGCGTAGGAAGCGGAAAATCGAGAACGAGTTTGGCGTTCTACTACAGACTCTATGGCGGACAAATAAACACAAAAGAATATGCAAGGATGGCAGAGCCCCCGGATCTTTATATCATCACGACTGCCCGGAAACGGGATACGGGTGAGTGGGACGAAGAGTTGGCTCATTTCTACATGAGTACCGATCCAGAGCTTGATATTTACGAGCACAGTGTAACGGTGGATTCCTGGAATAACATCGAAAAGTACATAGGTGTGAAGAATGCGTTTGTTATATTTGATGAACAGAGAGTAGTTGGCAGTGGTAAATGGGTCAAGTCTTTCCTGAAAATTGCAAAGGAAAATGAGTGGATTCTTCTGAGCGCTACGCCAGGGGACTGCTGGACAGATTATATTCCTGTGTTCATCGCAAATGGTTTCTTCCGAAATCGGACTGAGTTTAACAACCAGCATGTGGTCTACAGCCGCTTTTCCAAATATCCGAAGATCGACAGATATTTGAACACACAGCGACTGATACGGCTGCGGGAACGGATTCTGGTTGACATGGACTTCGAGCGGTCCACAGTGTCCCACCATGAGAATATTTTCGTAGACTACGATAAGCCGAAGTATTTGCAAATCTGCAAGAACCGCTGGAATCCTTGGGAGGATCGACCAATAGAGACAGCAAGCGAGTTTTGCTATATGTTGAGGAAGCTTGTCAATTCCGATGAAAGCCGGCAGCAGGAAGTCCTTGATATTTGCATGACACGGCCAAGAGTGATTATATTCTACAATTTCGACTACGAGCTGGATATTCTGCTCGGGTTGAACTACGGCACAGGGGTTGAGGTTGCTCAGTGGAATGGGCATAAGCATCAGCCAATTCCTGATGGAGATAGGTGGGCTTATCTCGTGCAGTACAACGCCGGGGCAGAGGGCTGGAACTGCATCAAGACGGATACCATTATATTCTACAGCCAGAACTACTCCTATAAGATTATGGAGCAGGCTGCGGGACGGATCGACCGGCTGAACACCCCGTACAAGAATCTATGGTACTACCATCTGAAGTCAAGAGCAGGAATCGACCTCGCTATTTCAAGAGCGCTGAACTCAAAGAAAGCGTTTAACGAAAGGAAATTTTATGGAGCATGATATTTATGATTTTTTGAGGCTTGCTGCGACGATCTCAGAGAAACTTGCAGATGTCGTAAACGCGATTTCGGAATGCAGCGAGAAAGTGACGGCTTGTTTTATGGACTTGTTTGAAGAAATCAAGAGGCAGCCATTGAAGATGATTCTACAGAAGCTGCGTCCTGACTACAAGGACAAGTGCAAAATCCGGTGGCTAGATATTCCCAACAAGGTTATGCAGGGAAGAATCAGAAGGTTCTGCTAATGAGAAATATTTCAAAGAAAAATAGAAAGAAGCTTGTCAAGGTTCTCAATGCTAATTGTCATTGCACGAAGACTTTCAACGATTCCATCGTGACATTTTATCCATATCAGAGTAGTCCGTTATCTGCTGTTTGGAAATATCTGGTCAGAAGGCCTGATGGTGTTTTTGTTGGGCGTTTTCTAATTCTACCAGAGGAGCCACTAATCCCGGTTAATGCAAGATACTGTCTGATTCATTGTCCGGAGCAACTTTTTAATCCAAGAGCTCACATTGAAATCAATAAGCAAATTGTTCAAAGACTGAGGGATTGCTCTCAACTTTATGCTATTAAGTACACATGGAGGAAAAGGAAATGATTAAAGATTCTGGAGACCGCACCGAATTTGAAACTGGTGCCAAACGCGACATGCATGCAGGGAAGGGGCGGATGGACCTTTTGCCCTGGTATGGCGTCATGGAGGTCAGCAAGCACTGCGAGGAGGGCGCACTGAAGTATGGCGAGCACAATGTGGATAAGGGTATCCCACTGCATTCGTTGCTGGACAGTGCTTCTCGGCATCTGGCAAAGTACATGGTCGGAATGGACGACGAGGACCACCTGCGTGCTGCCTGTTGGAACCTGCTGTGGGCTCTGAACCAGCGGGTGACGCACCCGGAGTTGGATGATAGGTTTGCGGTGAAGATGAAAAGCTCGAACGATGAACCGCTTATCACAGTTGTCTGTAGTTCCTGTGGTATGCATTTTGAAGCGCCGACCGAATGGTGGGTCCGCAAAAGATCACAGTATACCAATATTCCAGACGGAGTGATGACGACTTGCCCTCATTGTGGGAATGTAACAATCGTTCGGGAGGTGAAAACTGATGAATGACTGGATGCGCGAAGTGGACTATGTGACCTACTGCCCGAAGTGCAAAAACTTCAAGGTGCTGGAGACGGACGAGCCCTGCAATGAGTGCCTGACGGAGTGTGCGCGGGAGGGCAGCAAGAAACCTATCAACTTTAAGGAAGCTAAGGTGAAGGTTAAATGATATTTACTGAAGAAGACTTGAACTGTCTGAATGCTATTGCTGGATTGCTGGCTTCATTTGGATGTGATAGGCAGGCTGGCTGTGTACTTTATATCCAGCATAAAATCACAAAGACCATGGAGACTGACGAAAGGAAATGCGTATATGAGAAACATGTCTAAGAAAACCTGGAAACTCCGGGTTTGGAATCACATGACAGAGATGCAGAAGCTTGATATTCTGCTGAAGCACGCTAAGGTTCCGCATACTTATGGACGTCGTTGGCCAGAGATGGACAGACCGGACTGTCCGGAGTATCTTCCGGGCGGACGGCTTGATTGCGGTGAGCAAATCATTGCATATGATGCTGCTGGAAATCGTATCTGGGACGGCGTTTGGGGTTGGGGTTCCTATGGCTTTGAGCAAGGGCTTATCGAGGTGATGGGTGTGCAGCTACTTGGCCATGATGATGTTGAGGGCTGGCTCACGGCTCGTCAGGTCACAAAGATGTGGAGGTGTAGAAATGCTGCGAAAAATCGCTGATTTTATCAAGATATTATGGACGGAACCAATCAAATGGCTTCTCGGAATTAAATCTCCAACAGAAGAATGGGCTCGTTGGTTGGGAATCCCAGAATGTGAAGCTCAAATTGGCGCAATCCATAAATATTGTAACCCTCTACAAGAATTGGAAATTGCTAGGAACCACTTTGAAAACTGTGACCCGGCGTTTATCACGGCTGCTATCTTCGAGCTGAACGCTGCGGAGTGCCGGGTGGATGCTGCGAGGAGGTGTGTTGTATGAGCATGGTGTACAACCAAATCTACAAATGCCGAAAGTGTGGCGCAGAATTTTGCCCGGTGACGGTACATACCGAGACTATTATGTATATTGAGCTGAATAATTTCCTGAACAGGGTCAATGGAGAACTCGAGTGGGATCACAAAGATATGCCTTTAGCACCAAGGCTGTATAGGGCGCATACATGTCCGAACGGTGACATCGGCGTTGGGGACTTCATCGGGTACCAGAAGGAGGAGCAATGAGTATGTATGAAAAAATCGGCAAGTTTATTGGCGGCGTTCTGGCGGTGACCATTTCCGTTTGCGCGTGGCTGATCATCGTTGCATTCACCCTGAAGTGCCTGTGGTTCATTTTATTCCGGATTCTGCTGTGAGGTGGATGATATGAAAAAACACACCTTTATTTTTTCCTGCACAGACAATGGCGGTGGGCATCAGAGCTTTGAAGTCAGGGCAACCGACAAGCAGGAGGCCATTGAAAAGGGTATGAAATTTGCCAAGAAATATGCCTGTGGCGACATCTGCGGGAACTGGGAGTGTAAGTTGAAGCGGGAGGATCTTTTATGAGATGTTGTCCGGTATGCTATTCAAAAGTGAGGCCAACTGTATACGGAACAGCGACCACTGGGACAAGCCTGGAAATCAAGTATAAGATTCAGTGCCGGAATTGCGGATTTGGATGCAATAAAGCAGGCAGTGTCATAGTGCAATATGATGAAGAAACGATGAGCCCAATAGCAGATGATCATGGCTTACGGAAACTTATTAGAGACTGGGATTCTATTTTGCGAGATCCCGAAAGAGAAAGGATTGCTAACATATGAAAATCGTTGAACCCAAATACGAAATCCTCACCGATATTTCTGAGGGCGGCATCAAAGAACTGCAGCAGATCGAGCGGGTGGCCCGGGTCTGCTACAAGAGCGAGGACAAGATCACGCCGGATGGTGAGTCGGCAAAGAAACTGGTGGGCTTTCTGGTGAAGCAGGGGCATGAGGCTATGCTGGAGCATTCTCAGCTGAGCGTGCTGTTTACGTGCGACCGTGGCGTGGCCAATGAGCTGGTGCGGCACCGCATCGCGAGCTTTGCACAGGAAAGCACGCGGTACTGCAATTATGCAGGAGAGAAGTTTGGCGGAGAGCTGACGTTTATTTGGCCTTCTTATATTCGTGGCGAGCAGTATTGTGAACTGAATGATAGTGAAGTTACGATCAAAAGTGCGTTCCTGGAAGCCATGACCTATGCCGAAAAAGACTACAAGCTCATGATTGCCAACGGTCTCCGTCCTGAACATGCCCGCTGCGTGCTGCCGCTGTGTCTGAAGACCGAGATCGTGGTGACGGCCAACTACCGTGAGTGGCGTAATATCTTCAAGCTGCGTACTCCTGTGGCGGCCCATCCTCAGATGCGTGAGCTGATGTGCCCGCTGCTGCTGGAGGTTCAGAAGAAAATCCCGGTGGTGTTCGATGATATTTACACATTCTGGCCGGCAGATGACCAGACGCGGAAGGGGAGTATGGTGAAGTGATGCGAATTGTGCTGCTCGCAAGCATTATTTTACAAGCTATTGCAATCGGAATGTCTTTTGCTGAGAACATCGGCAAAGAAAAACAGAGAATCATCAGATATACAGGATGGTTCTTGCTTTTGATTTACATGATATTTGGTTGAGGTGATTAACTATGAAAAATCGTATTATTTGCGTCGTTGCATGTATGATGATGCTCGTTGGCTGCCTCGGGTTATGCAGTTGTGGAAACTATAGGGTGTTTGATACGACATTTACCTATTCCTGGGCACAGATTAAGTTGCCCGATGGAACTATTGTTTAAGGCAAAGTGGACAACTGGACTCACTACGAAGGCGATCAGCTGCAAATCACGATTGACGGTACCACATATCTGGTTCATGCAGCGAATGCCGTTATGAAAACCTAAGTGTAGAAAGTACATGGTGAAAGCTGATGCATAAGGTCTTATTCACTATTGGGTTCGCTTGTCAAATCTTCTATTTCGGGAGTCGTTACGGGGTAAAACTTGAGAAAGATATTACCGAAGCAATATTGTGCGTAGGTGCTATATTGGCGCTAGCATCTTTTGCTTTATATTGAAAGAAGGTGATTACGATGCAGCAGAAAACGTATGATTTTCTTGTGAAGACGCGGAAGGGGAGTATGGTGAAAGAATGAACGATTCCACTCGGGAATTTCTTCTTTGGCTTGGCATTCCGGACAAAATGACCGGCTTTGAACTGCTTGGCGAGACGTTGGAGCAGTCGATGGAGTACGTTCGGAAGGGCAGGAAAATCAACCAGACGGATATTTTCATCAGCCTGAGTAAGCGGCATGGGCAATCATACAACTCTATCGACCGAGCGATACGTAGGGCCGTGGATTTTGCGGCTTATCGCACGGATGAGACGGCAAAGCGAAACTTGTGCGAGGTCATGGGAAATGTCTACTATGGGTCGGTTTCGGTCAAGAGCTTTTTGTATGCTGCGGCGGGATGGCTGTTGCTGAGAGAAGATATGGAGTAAGGCACTGAGCCGTGGAGAAATCTGCGGCTCTTTGTTTTTCTATTCTAGGATAAGATTAAAGGAGGTGATACCCCCATGTAAGAGATGGAAAAGTCCGCCTTTAACACAAATTTTTGGAGGTTGAACAATTATGGAATAAATCAAATTTGCAAAAGGCTCTGTTCCGGTGCGAGTAGCTGCGAGAGTTTACGGTCGTGACTCTGCGTGGGTGCGGGCTGGTATCATTGGAGGTTGGCTCCCGATTGGCAAGGCCACGAGAAATGGGGCGGTCATCACGGACATCAAGCAGATGGACTCGCGGTATGGGCGGATTTCCTACTACATCTCCCCGAAGCTCCTTTATGAGGAGACGGGATATGTGTGGAATGGTGAGAAGGCGTAAGTTCACAGGTGTGTTTTATGCTTCAGGGTTAAGTAAATAAAAAGGCCTCACATTCGTGCATTGAGGCGAGTGTGAGGCTTTGATTTTTGTGAAGTCAAAGGAGAAATTATTATGAAAAAGAACAATGAAAAGAAAATCAACTGGAAGAAGGTTGCAATCGTCGGTGGCGTGTTTGTGCTGGGTGCGGCAACTGGAGTTATTGGTGGAAAGAAGGCACTTGAGTACATCATCAATAATGAGGACATTTGCCTTGACCAAACCAGATGCATGTTTAGAGGGAAAAGTGGCATTAAACTGGTTATGAAATGCGAAAAGGCCGGGATTGCATTGCCGATGAAATTGCCGCGAAGCAGCGTTGAAGGAATGCTTGATATGATTGATGGGAAGCCCTTTGACTTGGAAAAATTCTTTAGTGAAGATTTCTAAGGAGATGTCGTAAACATGCGAAAAAAGTACAAAATTGATACAAAGAAGGCTCTTCTGTATTTATGGACCCATGCGATTGATGCAGGAAAAACGTATATGTTTAGTTTAGCGTTACTTATAGGATACTGGCAGGTCTATAAGATTTACTATGAAGTAGATGATGCACTCTATTGCGTAAAAAATGGTTTCTATTATTACAAGCGGATTATTAAAGAGTCAAAGGAGGCAAACCAAAATGCATGAAACTCAAGAAAAAGCCATGAATCATAAGGTATTCATGAAAATCATTCGTCCGTGGCCGGGGAGGAGCGGATATTTGGAGAAGTTTTCGGATTTGACCTCGAATGGCATGGTGAGATTCCGTTTCGAGGGCGATAACTACGATACGGTCTGCCATGTGAGCAATATCGAATATAAGGTGTACGATTGAGGAGGTGACACGGTTATGGAACTCGAACTGGACTATAGCGACTTGGCGAAGGCGGGTAAACTCTGGGTGCGGTGCAAGACACTGGCCAAGGGAGATGACTCGGCGGTGAAGAGTGGGTTTGTCGAGATATTTGGCATTTCGCACATTGACCGGCTGGCTATCATGAGATTCGAGGGAGAGCGGAGCAGAACTATTGTGCCACTCGAGAATGTGTATGTGCTGGTGAAGGATTAAAGGAGACATAAACGATGATGGATTTCCTAAAGGCATTAAATAAAAAGTGCCTCATACTCGCCTTAATGAGGCATAGGCATGAGACACATTGGTTCTTATATAAAGTTATAAAGTATGGTTATTTACCATTGATGATATTAGAAATTGTTGACTGAGCATATCCTGTGGCATCAGCTAGTTCCTGTTGGGTAAAGTGGTAGTTATTGTACAAGTCAAGGATTTGCCGTCTTATTTCTTCGCGCGAACCTGATTTGTTAACATGGCAGAGTCTGCCAGCGGTGGCACCAGTATCGGTATCGAATCTACTTATCCCCACACCATCATTCTGACCCAAGTGATACTCATGTGCTTTGAGCCGACTATTATAATTACTGCGAACTTTTACGATACTTCCTCTTTCATTGCTGGGGCGAGCTACACTAGTGCTAAAAAACTTTGTGAGGTCGAAACCCATGATATGTCCTCCTACATTTTCCCAATGCAATATACAGCTGACAGTTTCTAACGAAGCAAGTATAGCACTACCGAGTATAATAAAACAAGACGCAGAAAGGTAAATTTTTTGTGAATACAATTAAAAATATAATAATCTGGTGCCGTCCACCCTAAAATCCTTGACGTTTCGACGCTTCAATGGTATTCTTGACTCAACAATGAGGAGGTGATGATATGGCACGGACGGTAAAATGTCCTAGCTGCGGTGCTGAGCTTATGGTGAAAGACTGCAATCGAGACTTTATGTTCTGTGAGTATTGCGGGACGAAAGTGCGGCTGGACGACTATCAGGAGACGCGCCGATTCGTGGATGAAGCGAGAATCAAGGAATCGGAAAACCAGAAAGAACTTGAGCTCAAGCGGATGGAGTTTGAAGAACGGGCGCGAAAAGATAAAGACAAGGGGTTCTGGATTGTTCTTGTAGGGCTTGTTGTCTTTATGATAGTCTGCTATATCACGTGTCAGTGATATGCAATCGCCAAAATTTACACAAAAGTGCCCAAAAGCCCACTTTCTGCCCACTTTTGAAAATATTTTTGGCCGTAAAATTTAACGTAAATACGTTAAAAATATACGAAAAGCCCAAAAACCCACTTTTTTCTTCAATTTAATAAAATTTTTAATAAAATAATATAATAACTAACGATAAAAAGTGGGCTTTTGGCCACAACACGGAAAATTCACATATTCCTAACAGTTTTCACTTGAACCAAAGTATGCAGAAGTGCTATCGTTGTCGCAACGTATAACACACAGCTCTGATGAGGTGACTACTATGAGAGATGCTGAAAATCATGGTCTGGATCGGGCCCATAGTTTCTCAAACGAAGATGGTTTTGAGGAATGGATGACATGCGATGCTAATGGCAACGAAGTTCATTGCTATGACAACGGAAGCGTAGAAATTCATACTAAAGAACCACTTTGCCGCTTCTGCGCAGTCCCACTTGTCAAAGCGAGCCGCAAAACGTGGAAGTGTCCACAGTGCGGTAAACGTCGTACATACGAAGGGATAAATAAGCAGTTTTACAGTTTGGTGGATTATACATACGGCAGCCATCCTTTATGCGACGATTATGGTGCATTCATGAACCACGATGAAGGTACTACTTATATGGTTGGCCCGAACGAGCTGTATACAGAGCTGACTTCTGGATACTAAGCATTAAATCAAACAAGTCTCTGCGCTAATCACGCAGGGGCTTTTCTTTTTGCCCCCAAAACCCATCTCGCGTGAAAAATTCACGCGAAAAAATCTGCCTCTTTTATGAGGAGGAGTAGAATGCGTCTCAGACGTGCTCTACTCCTTTTTTATTTTGGAGGTTGACATGTTAGAAAACACATTCAAGACCGGCTTGGTGAAAGAGCTGAAGTCTCGCTTTCCCGGCTGCATTGTGCTCCACGCAGACCCTAACGAGATACAGGGTATTCCTGACCTCGTGGTTCTGTACGAAGACACATGGGCCGCACTGGAAGGCAAGAAGTCAGCAAGAGCATCTCATCGCCCAAATCAGGACTACTATGTAGAAAAGATGAACGAGATGAGTTATGCTGCTTTCATCTACCCGGAGAACAAGGAGGAGATACTGAATGAACTGGAACGATCATTCCAAGCTCGTAGGTCTGCACGCCTTTCTGGGTGCGAGTAAGTATCATTGGATAAATTATGATGCTGCACGCCTTGCCGAGACCTATGCCAGCTATCAGGCCAAGGAAAATGGCACAAGACTGCACGCATTTGCGGCAGAGTGTATTGCTCTTGGTCAGAAGCTGCCGAAAAGCAAAAAGACGCTCAACGCCTACGTCAACGATGCCATCGGCTTCCGTATGACACCGGAACAGGTGCTCTATTATTCGGGCAACTGCTTCGGAACGGCAGATTCTATCACTTTTAAGAACAACTTACTGCGAATCCACGACCTCAAGACCGGAGCTGTTCCTGCACATATGGAGCAGCTCTTTATTTATGATGCACTTTTCTGTTTGGAGTACCGCGTACACCCGCAGGACATCCAAATCGAAAACCGCATTTATCAGAACGATGATGTCTTTACGGTCAACCCGACCGAGGCCGAAATCAAGCCTATCATGGACAAAATCATTGAGTTCGATAAAATCATTACGGAATTGAAGTTAGGGGAAGCAGCATGAATCCGATTGAAAAAGACATCAAATTCTTTTATGGCGTGGACGACGAGACCGACAGCCTCGAACACTACGGTACCAAGCGCCACTCCGGCCGCTATCCTTGGGGCTCTGGTGAGAATCCTTACCAGCGTTCCGGTGATTTTCTTTCCCGTGTGGAAGAGCTTGAAAAAAGCGGTAAGTTTACTGAAAAAGAACTCGTTGCTCAAATAAATGCCACACTCCCCGAGGAGTATAGGATGAGCACGACAGAGTTCCGATATGCTCGAAAGGTGGCCGCTAATCAGCGAAGAGCGCTTCAGTACGATCAGGTTCGTGCATTGAGAGAAGATGGTTTTGGATGGGTCGAAATTGGAAACAAGCTCGGTATTTCGGAGTCATCGGTGCGCTCTATTTATAAAGGTAACGCCGGTAAAAAAGAAACCGATACCAAAGCACTTGTGGAAACCCTGAAAAAAGAGGTTGACAAGAAAGGCATGGTTGACGTTTCCGAAGGCGTCAATCAGGTCCTGGGTGTTTCGCCTGACAAACTTGACGAAGCAATCTATCGACTTGAGGCTGAATATGGTTATCAGCGCTACGGCGTTGGCATTCGGCAACCTACCAATATTAACCAGCAGACCAATGTGATGGTTATTGCAAAACCTGAGTACAACCAGAAATATGCGTATGAGCATCAAGGTGACATTCAGTCTTTGGGCGACTACCATTCGGATGATGGCGGTGAGACATTCCAGAAGCTCCAGCGTCCGTCCAGCATGAGTTCCGACCGCGTTGCGATTCGCTATGGTGACGAAGGCGGTCTGGACAAAGACGGTGTTATCGAGATTCGGCGCGGTGTAGATGACCTGAGCCTTGGTAACAGCCATTACGCACAGGTTCGTATCATGGTGGATAACAGTCACTACCTCAAAGGTATGGCTGTCTACTCTGACGATGTGCCTGATGGATATGATGTCATTTTCAATACGAATAAACCCTCTGGCACACCCAAGATGAAGGTGCTCAAGCCCATCAAGGACGACCCGGACAATCCCTTTGGTGCAGCACTGACTGCAGCAGGTCAGAGCGAATACATTGGCGCTGACGGTCAGAAGCATCTGTCTCCTATCAACAAGCTTCGCGAGGAAGGCGAGTGGGACACGATGGCAAAAAATCTGTCCTCACAATTCCTTTCTAAACAACCCATCAAACTCATCAAGCAGCAGCTCAATCTTACTCTGGCCGACCGCAAAGCCGAGTACGAAGAGATAATGCAATGTACCAACCCGACCATCAAGCAGAAACTTTTAATGGACTTCGCAGACACCTGCGAGGGCAACTCCATGACTCTAAAGGCTTCTTCTTTCCCCGGTCAGTCTACCAAGGTCATCCTGCCGCTGACCAAAATCAGCGAGAAAGAGTGCTACTGCCCGACCTATGAGAACGGCACACAACTCGCACTGATTCGCTATCCTCATGCGGGCACTTTCGAGATTCCTATCGTCACGGTCAACAACAAAAATGTTAGCGGTAAGCGGAACTTCGGCAACATTCAGGATGCTATTGGTATCAACTCCAAGGTTGCAGAGCGTTTGTCCGGCGCAGACTTCGACGGTGATACGGTTGTTGCTATCCCCATTTCCAGCAAGGTGGCTGTCAAAGCAACTCCTGCGCTGAGAGGGCTGAAAGACTTCGACCCCAAGACTGCTTATGCTGTCCCGGAAGGCAACCCGAATGGTGTGCGCCTGATGAAAAAGGAAGAAAAGCAGAAAGAGATGGGAATCATCTCGAACCTTATCACGGACATGACGCTTCGCGGCGCTCCTCCTGAGGAAATCACCCGTGCAGTTAAGCATTCGATGGTCGTCATTGATGCAGAGAAGCACAAGTTGGACTACAAGCGGTCTGAGCGGGAGAATGGCATTCAGGAACTGAAGAAGAAGTGGCAGATCCGTGTGGATGAAGACGGCAATGAGCGGTTTGGTGGTGCATCCACGCTGCTGTCTCGCCGCAAGCAGACCGTATATGTCCCTGAACGTACCGGAAGCGCTCATGTTGATCCCGAAACGGGAAACCTCATTTATAAAGAGTCCGGACGTACTTATATTGATCCAAAGACAGGCAAGCGAGTAGAGGCGCAGACAAAGGTCAGTCTTATATCGCAAACCCCCGATGCGCAGACACTCTCATCTGGTACAATACAGGAAAATTTGTACGCTGATTTTTCTAATCAGTTGAAGAACCTCGCTAGAAAAGCACGGTTAGAAGCCGTACATACTGAAAATATGGAATATAATCCAGCTGCGGCAAAAGAGTATCGGACTGAAGTTCAATCTATTGATGCTAAGCTGAAAGCTGTGATAGACAACAAGCCGAAGGAACGCCGCGCAATGATAATTGCCAACGCAAATATCAAGGCTAAAATTCAGGCACAAGGTCTTGACCCTAAGAAAGACAAGAAGGAAATTAAAAAGATTTCTGCTGTCGAGATGCAGCGTGCTCGTGATTCGGTTGGGGCAAGCGGAAGTAAAACACGTATTACGTTTACCGATCGCGAATGGGAGGCTGTCCAAGCTGGAGCAATTACGCATACTAAGTTGACGAAGATTCTCAACGCATCTAAGCCGGACGAAATCGTTAAACGTGCGATGCCGAAGACAGCAACTGTAATGACCAGCGCGAAGATGGGCAAAGCAAAGGCGATGCTCGCCAACGGCTATACCTATAACGAGATTGCAAAAGCTTGTGGTGTTCCTGAGTCCACTGTTTACAGTGCTCTGAATAAGTAAGGAAGGCTTTGAACTATGATTCGATGCTTTTTAACAACGACCGATAACCCTTATAATCCCTACAGCCAGTTCGACGACTGGTATCGTTTCGATATGGATAAGGGCTACAACTCCTGCGGACTGCTGATGCGGCTAGCCTATACCTCTGACCAGCTGACGGATGCAGAGAACGCATACGAAATTGAGCAGGCTGTTGACAAAATCATCGCCAATGACCCGCTCAACATCTACAAGAAGCTCAAGATGGAGGTCGAAGACGACACGACCCTTGCGCAAAGCGCGTAAGGGGATAGGGAGGGGGTCGCAAAATCAACACCCCCTCTCAAATCGCGCCGGTCTTTGATATTTCTCCGGAGGGATAATTGATATTTGGGCTTTCAGGCCCTGGTGTCAGTTTTCCATTGATATTTTTACAAAGTAAAAACGCCAGTATCTGATTCGTGGTCAGGCACGGGCGTTTTGTTGGTTAGTTGTTCTCTTCGCTGTCTTTGGCAATGGAGTAAAGCTCGGCCATTCGGTTAAGGATTACTGCTGCGCCTGGAAGAAGCTCTTCGACAGTCGATTTGCGTGCGGACTGTTGCACTGGAAGAGCTTTTGCGGCTGCTCGAATACGTTTGTTGCGCATATAAGACATACCTCCTTTACATTAGAGTTTGATGTGTGTTCCAATTTACTTTGATTTTTTCGTGCTCTAAGTATACGAGGATGTTCTGAAATGTCAACCGGAAATTAAGACGAAAATTTGTTCTGTAATCTTATGGCAGAACAAAACAACTAATCATGTAAACTTGCCGAGGTCTGGGGAGTAGACCGGGCTTCGGCGGTTTTTCTAAGGGTTCACGGGTACACTCCCTTATTATACCTTTGTGGTACGGGTATGGATACGTTTTCATGATCGTTCAACCTCCAATAGAACTTTCCCAAAATCATTTCCTCCTTTTGTGTCGAGTTACTGCTTTGCTCTGACATACCCGTGAACCCTTAGAAAAACCTTTTATTTTTGCCATGAAGTTACTCATGACAAACTTTGCAAAAACAAAAAAACGCCAGCAATGGCGGGTAAACCAAAATCTGGCGGATGAGAACGCGAACGATATTTGACAGAATTTTACAGAAAGGATGGTGCCGGAAATGGGCGCAAGAAAAACTTCCGGCGCTGACCTGCCCGCAATGAGGCCGGCACTGACTCCGGAAGCACGAGAAAACCAGATGATCTCTCTGGCAATGGACTTGGTGGAAAAGCGGATACGGGAAGGAACAGCCTCTTCTGCAGAGACCACCCACTTCCTGAAGCTGGCGACGAGTAAGACGATGCTGGAAAAGCAGAAGCTCGAGGAAGAGAACAAGCTCCTGCGGGCTAAGACTGAGGCCATCAATGCAGCAAAGGACAACGAGGAGCTGTACCTGGAAGTGCTCAAGTCCATGAAAGAGTATTCCGGCGAGGATGATGGCGAAGGAGAAGAGTATGAGTGCTGAGGTGTTCCGGATGCTTTGGGTCGTGGCAGTCCCGGCGTTGTTTGGAGAGGTGTTCTGGTTCAGTGAATACGGCGGCGTGAATGAGAAACAGGACAATATGGTGTGGGCCGTGTTTCTTGTGACAGTTACATTCCTGATTGCGGGTGCATTTGCAATGGACCACGGGTATATCTGAGAAAGAGGCGGCTCTATGACAGAGTTCGAGAGGATACTGTTGTCGAGCTTCCTTGCATGTTTTGCGGCTTTTCTGCTGGCGGTATGGCTGGGGAAGAAACCGGATAATACCTTGAGTTGGATTGCACTTTGCGGGGCGGACCTACATGGCATGATATTACTGGTGTACGAACTCATGAGGACACTGAAATGAAAAGCTACAGCGAAATGTGCCGATGTGGGACATTCGAGGAGAGGCTGAAGTATTTACAGCTTCACGGGACGGTGGGAAAGGACACCTTCGGGTTTGACCGATACCTGAACCAGGACTTTTACCGCTCAAAGGAGTGGAGGCAGTTCCGGGACAGGATCATCGTGCGGGACGGAGGCTGCGACCTCGGGTGCAAAGACCATCCTATCGCAGACATCACAGCCAGCGGAGGAAAGGTGAGCCGGGCGCGCATTACGATACACCACATCAACCCTCTGACGAAAGAGGATATTCTCGAGCACCGGGAAGCGCTGTTCGACCCGGAGAATGTCATCAGCGTGTCGGATGCGACACACAAGGCCATCCACTATGGCACCGGAGGCGGGCCGAAGATGCCGGATGGCGAGAGAACAGCAGGGGACACCTGCCCTTGGAGGAAATAGGATGAACTGGACGACGGCTTGGCTTACCATGAAGCAGGGGCACAAAGTGAAACGGCAGGGCTGGAAGGACGCCTACTGGCATATTTCCGGCACAGAGCTTCTGATCCACAAGGAAAACGGCGAAGAGGTCAACTTCCGCAAGGTCAAAGATATTGGCATGATGCTGAACGTGACCTGCTGCGACGACTGGGAACAGGTTGTGGAGGGATAAGATGTACGAGAGAAAAAAGTTTGATGAACGGGAAGCGGAATACAGTATCCTTCTGCGGCGGAAGCTGGAAGAGGCAGAGGCAATGCTTCAACACCTTGCACCGAGCCGCGCGAGAAGCCTGGCACTGACCAAGTTGGACGAGGCATTGCTATGGGCGAATGTGGGCATTGCGGAAGCCGGGCTCCAGCAGGGCTATACGGCTGTACCGCGGAACAGAGGCTTCGACTTTGACGATGCCCTGGCGACAAATGTGGATGGGCAGCAGGTGCGGGCAACACGGGCCGGGGATATTACGCTTTGTGGGATGAAGATCACCCCGGACAGCGTGGAGAATCACAGTGCTCTGAAATCTGGGCTGGACACCATTGATCACCAGAAGCTGACCGAGATTGTTGAAGCGGCTGCACAGAAAGAAGCGGCCATGGGGAAGGACGGCGCGCCCCACAATCTGGCCGAACTGGAACTGCTGGCGAGGGCTCAGAAGGACTGGTATTATGCCATGATGAGCTACATTATGGGTGGCGACAGCGATGCCAAGGAGGAATCAAAATGAATTCGATTCTGACAAGCGTGAAGAAGCTGCTGGGGATAGCGGAGAGCTACACGGAATTCGATGCGGACATCATCATGCACATCAACGCGGTATTTCTGGTGCTGCAGCAGCTGGGCGTGGGGCCGGAGAAGGGTTTTGGCATTGTGGACGCAAGTGCTGTGTGGGACGACTTTCTGCCCGGAGACGAGCGGGCGAAGACCATCGCGTCCTACATGGGCGCAAAGGTAAGGCTCGCGTTTGACCCGCCGCAGAGTTCGACCGCCATGGAGGCGCTGAAAAATACCGTTGCAGAAATGGAGTTCCGGCTGAACATCGAGTTTGATAAAGCGGAGTCATAACGGAGATCGGCGAGGACTCCTGCTGCGGTGAAACGGAACGTGCGAACGCACCCTACGAGGGAGACGGGCACGAATCTGCAATGAATAGGACTTAGGAGAATAAAATTATGGCACTCTCGAACACGGCCACGCCCATCTACTACGGCCGGTTCCGGGAGGCCGTGATGCGGGGCGAGATACCTGTCTGCCGGGAAATTTCAATGGAAATGAACCGGATAGACGACCTCATCGCAAACCCGGGCGTGTACTACGACGACAAGGCCGTCAATGGCTTTATCAAGTTCTGCGAGAGGGAGCTGACGCTGACGGACGGCAGTGATCTGAAACTGCTGGACAGCTTCAAGCTCTGGGCAGAGGAGATCTTCGGCTGGTACTACTTTGTGGAGCGGAGCGTGTACGTGCCGGAGCCAGGGGGACATGGGGGACACTACGAGCGAAAGCGCATCAAGAAGCGGCTCATCACCAAGCAGTATCTCATCATTACCCGTGCGGCAGCAAAGACCATGTATCTGGAGTGCTTACAGGCCTACTTTATGACGGTGGACAAGAGCACGACCCAGCAGGTGACGACTGCCCCCACCATGAAACAGGCAGAAGAAGTCCTCTCGCCGTTCCGGACAGCACTGGCGCGGGCGAGAGGACCTGTTTTTAAGTTCATGACCATGGGCAGCATCCAGAACACCACGGGTGCGAAGAGCGACCGGGTGAAGATGGCCTCCACCAAGAAGGGAATCGAGAATTTCCTGACGGGTTCGCTGCTGGAGATACGCCCCATGGCCATCGAGAAATTACAGGGCCGGCGCGACCGTGTGGCGACCGTGGACGAATGGCTCTCCTGCGACATCCGGGAAGACCCCATTGGCGCCATCGAGCAGGGCGCAGCCAAGAACGAAGATTATCTCATCGTGGCGGCAAGCTCGGAGGGTACTGTCCGAAACGGCTGCGGCGACACCATCAAAATGGAGTTGATGGAGATCCTGAAGGGCGAGTATGTCAACCCGCATGTCTCCATCTTCTACTACAAGCTGGACTCTATCGACGAAGTAGGCAAGCCGGAAATGTGGCTGAAGGCAAACCCGAACCTCGGGCAGACTGTGAGCTACGAGACTTATCAGCTGGATGTGGAGCGCGCAGAAAACTCGCCCGGTGCACGGAATGATATTCTGGCCAAGCGCTTCAACCTGCCGATGGAAGGCTACACCTACTTCTTTACTTATGAGGAGACCCTGCGGCACCGACACCGGGACTTCTGGCAGATGCCCTGTGCCATGGGCGCTGACCTTTCGCTGGGCGACGATTTCTGCTCGTTTGACTTCCTGTTCCCGCTGGAGAACGGATATTTCGGGGTGAAAACGCGGGATTACATCACCAGCTACACCCTCTCACAGCTTCCGCTGGCGATGCGGCAGAAGTACGAAGAGTTCATGAACGAAGGCACTTTGCAGGTGTTCGACGGGACTGTGCTGGACATGATGCAGGTTTACGACGACCTCGACGCCTACATCCTGCAGAGCGAGTACGACGTGCGAGCCTTTGGCTACGACCCCTACAACGCGAAGGAATTCGTGGAGCGGTGGGCGCAGGAGAACGGCCCGTTTGGCATCGAGAAGGTCATTCAGGGCGCAAGGACGGAGAGCGTACCGCTGGGCGAACTGAAGAAGCTGAGCGAACAGAGAAAGCTGCTGTTCGACGAGGCACTGATGGAGTTTGCCATGGGCAACTGCGTCACGCTGGAGGACACCAACGGGAACCGGAAGCTCTATAAGCAGCGGCACGACAAGAAAATCGACGCCGTGGCGGCGCTGATGGATGCCTACGTGGCGTGGAAGCTGAACCGGGATGCATTTGAGTGAGGTTACATATGAGAGGTGACTGGTGGGATCATATCGCCCATGCAATCAGTTTGAAGTGAAGGCAGGTGAGAAATCAAAATGGATTACTGGAAATTCATGCAGCACGGGCTGTTCGGGAAGGGCAGTGCGCGGAAGAACCACAAGTATTACCAGCGGGTCGAAGTAGGCACGGACCGGAACGGCAACACGGAATATTACTACTTCTACAGTAAGGAAGCATACGACAACCACCAGCGAAGCCGGGCGATCGGCAGAGGCGAGGACCCCGACAGGAAGCCGACCCGCGCCCAGCAGAAAGAGTGGGACAAGCAGAAGACCCTGAACGGCAAAGCACGGCTCACCGGTGAATACCGGAGGGAGAGGCACCCGAACGGGCGCGGTGCGTGGGTGGCCACCGAGGAGTACGAGGACAAAGACGGTAAGCTGAAGCTGCGCAAGAAGTACATCTCGGGAGAGCAGGCAACAGACCTGCGGAACAATATGTACCGAAAAAAGCGGGCCGAGGCAGAGACGGACAAGGAAAAGAAAGCCCGCACGAAAGCCGCCAAGAAGCGGTATAACAAGAAAATGTCAGCGGCACGCCGGAAACGGGCGGTACAGAAGGGCACACAGAGAGTGGCGCGGTTGCTGGGGCGGAAGCTGACATTGCAGGAAAAGTGAGGTGATGGCAAAGTGCAGGGATACAAAGATGAGCTGTACCACTGGGGCATCAAGGGCATGAAGTGGGGCGTGCGGCGATACCAGAATAAGAACGGCACCCTGACGGTGGCCGGAAAGAAGCACTACAGCGGAGACGGGAATGCAGGCGAGGACGCCGAACAGGTGGAGTATGCGCCGAAAAGAACGGGCAAAGATGCAAGTGCGTATACCGATGAGGAGCTCCGTGCGAGAATCAGCCGGATGCAGATGGAAGACCAGTACCGTACCCTCATGGGAAAAACAGATGTCCGGGTGGATGACCCCAACCGTGAACTGAAAATCGAAAAAGAAAGGCTCCAGCTCCAGAAAGAAGTCAAGGAACTTCGGAAAGAAGTTTATGAAGGCAAGAGCTTTGTCAAAGACATCATTTCGGACGGAACCAAGAAATTTGCAACGAAGGCCGTTGATAACATTGAATCTCAGGGAGCTAAGTGGATTGCCGTGAACGTACTCCACAATCCCGAACTGGGTAATATGTTCGTCCCGGATAAAGGCAAAAAGAACGACGATAAGAAGGACGATAATAAGTAAACCTCTCACCGCTTCGGTCCCGCCGAAGGCTGGCGCCTTGCGGAGCTCCCCTATCAGGAGAGCCGTGAATCAAGGAGAATCAAAATGGAACTTTCATTTGGTTCCCGGCTGAAACACGCCTGGAACGCATTTCTGAACCGGGACCCTCCCCGGGTGTACGGAGGGGGCTACAGCTCCCGGCCCGACCGGCCAAGGCTGAACCGGACGACCGACCGCACCATCCTGACGGCAATTTACGCCCGGATGGCGCAGGACGCCACAGCTATCACCATAAACCACGTAAGGCTCGACGAAAACGACCGCTTCGATGCGGTGTTGGACTCGGGCCTTAATTCTTGCCTGAACCTTTCGGCCAACAAGGACCAGACGGGCAGGGCTCTGCGGTACGACATCTATCTCTCCCTGCTGGACGAAGGCGTCATTGCCATCGTTCCGGTGGACATCGACGAGGACCCGGTGACGGGGGAGACAGAGATCCGGTCGATGCGGGTGGGCAAGGTGAAGGAGTGGTACCCGGACGATGTACGGGTGGAGCTTTACAACGACAGGACCGGGCAGAAGGAAGAAGTCATCCTGCCGAAAGAGCGGGCGGCTATCGTGGAGAACCCATTCTACTCTGTCATGAACGAGCCAAACAGCACCGTCCAGCGGCTCATCAGCAAGCTGCGCATCATGGACGCCGTGGACGAGCAGGCCGGAAGCGGAAAGCTCGACCTCATCATCCAGCTGCCCTACACCGTGAAAAGCCCTGCCCGGAAAGAACAGGCGCAGGAGCGGCGGAAGACACTGGAAGAGCAGCTGGCGGGCAGCCGATACGGCATCGGCTACATCGACGCCACGGAGCATATCACCCAGCTGAACCGGAGCCTCGAGAACAACCTGCTGAAAAGCATCGAGTACCTGACCAACATGGCTTACAGCCAGCTGGGGCTGACGCCGGAGATCATGAACGGCACAGCGGACGACACTGTCATGACCAATTACGAGAACCGAGTCATCGAGCCCCTTGTGGCGGCTGTGGTGGATGAACTGAAGCGGAAGTTCCTGAGCCGCGAAGACCTCAAGGCTAAGCAGAGCATCATGTACTTCCGCGACCCGTTCAAGCTGGCACCCGTCTCGATGGTGGCCGAGATGGCCGACAAGTTCACCCGTAACGAGATCATGACGTCGAATGAGTTCCGTCAGGTCATCGGAATGAAACCCTCGAAAGACCCCAAGGCAGACCAGCTGCTGAACAAGAATCTTTCTCCCAACGCGGGACGGGCGGCACAGATTGGCAGTGACCCCGCCGCAAGAGGGCGAGAGGCTGTGGAGCAGATGGTAAATGAATCTTAAAAGAAAGGAGAAATCAAAATGGTGAATTTTGACTACGACTGCAGCGGCTGGGCGACGAAGGCGAACACGAAGTGTTACGACGGGCTGACCATTGCAGAAGACGCATTCAAGGGCTGCAGTGGCCAGACTGTGCCGATGGTGTACAACCACGATCACTCGAGCCTTGACAATGTCATCGGCCACGCACTGCTGGAAAACCGCAAGGGCGGGGTCTACGCTTACGCTAAGTTCAACGACACGCCCACCGGCCAGACGGCCAAGAAGTGCGTGGAGAACGGCGACCTGAACGCTTTTTCCATCTGGGCCAACGGTCTGCAGAAGGCCGGACAGGTGGTGAAACACGGCGTCATCCGGGAACTGAGCCTCGTACTGGCAGGCTGCAACCCCGGCGCGCTCATTCAGGAAGTGGTGAAGCACAGCGCTGACAATCTGGACGATGAGGGCTGCGAAGCCTTTATCTTTAACGACCCGGGCAGTCTGAGCCTCGAACATGGCATGGACCCGGAGGGCAACCCGCTGGAGGAGGCCGTACTGGCCCACTCCGACGACAACAAGGAGGACGGCAAGATGGCCGAGGAAACCAACGGTAAGACGCTCGAAGAGGTCTACAACAGCATGACCGACGAGCAGAAGGAATGCTGCCATGCACTGGTGGGTCTCGCTCTGGAAGAGCAGGACGGTGACGGCGGCGAAGACGAGGAGGATGAAAGCGACATGAAGCACAATGTTTTCGACAAGGATGCGGGCAAGCAGACCGTACTGAAGCACAGCATCGACGACATCAACAGCATCATCAAGGGCGCAAAGACCAGCGGCACCCTGAAGGCGGCCTTCGACAACGCCGGCGTGGAGCAGGGCGAGATCGATGAGCTGAGCCACGGCATCGACAATATCGACTGGCTGTTCCCGGAAGACCACCTGCTGGATACCACGCCCCGCATCATCGACAAGCCCGACGACTGGGTGAGCGTAGTGATGGGCGGCGTGAAGCACATCCCGTTCAGCCGCTTCAAGAGCATGTTCGCAGACCTGACCCCCGAAGATGCCCGTGCCAAGGGTTATGTGAAGGGCAATTATAAAATCGAAGAGGTCTTTGGCCTGCTGCGCCGCTCCACCGGCCCGACCACTGTGTACAAGAAGCAGAAGCTCGACCGCGACGACGTGAGCGACATCACCAGCTTCGATGTGGTATCCTGGCTGCGCAACGAGATGCGCTACAAGCTGAACCGTGAGCTGGCGCTGGCCTATATCCTGGGCGATGGCCGTCAGGCGGCAAGCGAGGACAAGATCGACGAGAACTGCATCCGTCCTATCTTCAACGATGCCGACCTGTTTACCATCAAGGTACAGGTGGCTACGACCGGCCTGAGCAAGGTGGAGGACAAGTACAAGGCCTTCATCAAGCAGGCCATCCGCAGCCGCAAGGAGTACCGCGGCAGCGGCACCCCGGTTATGTTCACCACCGAGGACGCTCTGACCGAGATGCTCCTGCTGGAAGACAACATGGGCCGCACGCTCTATGCCGACGAGGCTGCGCTGGCCCGCAAGCTGCGCGTGAGCAAGATCGTCACTGTGCCTGAGATGGAAGGCCGCAAGGGCGCCAAGGGCGGTGATCTTGCCGCCGTTATCGTGAACCTCAGCGACTACACCGTGGGCGCAGACAAGGGCGGCGCTGTCTCCATGTTCGACGACTTCGACATCGACTACAACGCCATGAAGTACCTCATCGAGACCCGCTGCTCCGGCGCACTGACGACTCCCTACAGTGCTATGGCCATCGAGTGGGCGGCGTAAAGAGCGCCGGATGCCCTCTCCGTCAGCTCAGCTGACACTTTTCCTCAGAGGGCAGGCACAGAATAAACCTCTAAGGCGCTTTAACTTTAGAGCGCTCGCCCGTTAGGATCTCTCTGTCGGCTGCGCCGACACCTCCCCTTGAAAGGGAAGACTTTGGCAGGACGGTTTTGAGACTGCTGGACGAATGAAATTTCGTCTGGGCGTAAACGGCAGTGCGCTGCTAGAGAGGGCAGACACTGCAAAAGAAAGGAGATCAAAAATGACCCTGAAACCTTTTTATGATCGTACCGAGGACGTACACGTGGGCGCATATGTCGCTTACGGCCACACCGACGGCAAGCTGTACGCTGACGCCGAGCACAAGATGAAGGTGAGCGCCGCCGACCTTGGCCGCGCCTTCATGCTGGGCCGTCTTATCGTGTGCGACGGCAAGAACTACTTTGCGCCCATCGCATACGCAGAGGCCACCGGCGTGAAGACCTATGACGGCACTGCCGCCAAGAGCTGGACGGCAAGCAAGGAGTAAAACTCTCCGGCGCTTCGCGCCAGCTTTCCTACCGAGGGGAGCCACTGGCGAAGAGGGAGTTTTTTCAAAATGGTAAGATACTCCTTGCCCAAGGATGAATAAACTTTACCGCCCTGCCAAAGCCTCTCCTCGCCAGGAGAGGTGGCATTGAGCGAAGCGAAATGACGGAGAGATTATTATGGCAAAGTGGTTTGGAAAAATCGGCTTTGAAGGGCAGACTGTGGAGACGGCGCCCAGTGTCTTCACCGAGGAAACGGTGGAGCGCGAATACTACGGCGATGTGCTGGAGTGGGGCCGACAGCTGCAGGCAGGGGATGGAGTGAACGACAATGTCACGTTCCAGAACCGGCTGAGCATCGTGGCAGACCCTTTTGCCCACGAGAATTTCGGCTCCATGCGATACGCCGAATTTGGCGGCGTGAAATGGAAGGTGACGGACGTGAAAGTACAGTACCCGCGCCTCATCCTGACATTCGGAGGGATATACCATGAGTGAGCAGAGACTGAGGCTGGACGGCATTCTCCGGAGGGTGCTGCAAGAAACTGTCGGAGAAATACATCTGTACTATCAGCCGCCCGCCAACCTGAAAATGCAGTACCCCTGCATCCGATACGATTTGAACCGCATCCGCAATGTACACGCTGACGGCCACGTCTATCTCCAACACCCTTCCTACACGGTGACGGTGATGACCAAGACCCCAGACAGCGACCTCACAGCGGCCGTGTCACGCCTCGACCAGTGCAGACACGACCGCTCTTATATTGCAGACAATTTATACCACGACGTGTTCACTATGACCGTCTGAAAAACAAAAAGGAGGAACAAGACCTATGAGCAAACTGGAATGGGATAAGACCGGCGAGCGCCTGTATCATCTGGGCGTTGACCACGGCGTCGTTTTCCCGATGGTGAAGGGCAAGTATACCACCGGCGCACCCTGGAACGGCCTGACCGCTGTAAACGAGAGTCCCGACGGCGCAGACCCCAACGACATCTACGCCGACAACATCAAGTACGTGTCCATCCGCTCGGCAGAGAACTTCAAGTACACCCTCGAGGCACTGACCTATCCGCCCGAGTTCGAGCAGTGTGATGGCTCTGTCGAGGTGGCAAAGGGCGTGAGCATCGGTCAGCAGAAGCGCTGCCCCTTCGGTCTGAGCTACCGCACCCGCATCGGTGCAGACGACGACCCCGAGAAGGGCTACATCATCCATCTGGTATGGAACAGCACCGCTTCGCCCTCGGACAAGAGCCACGAGACCGTAAACGAGAATCCGGACGCCGAGACCTTCAGCTGGGAGTGCGACACCACCCCGACTCAGGTGACTGGCTACAAGCCCACTGCCCACATGACCATCAACTCCACCCTCATCGAGGCTGCAAAGCTCAAGCTGCTGGAGGACAAGATCTACGGTACCGAGAACAGTGAGAGCACCCTGCCCACTCCGGACGAGGTCATCAAGCTGCTGGGCGGCGTTATCGAGACAGCTTCCCCTAACGTGGGAGTCTGATAGGAAAGGACGATTCGAATGATCAAGAAAGTAATTCCGTACACCGACTTTGACGGCAATCCGCGCGTCGAAGAGTTCTGGTTCAATCTGACCAAAGCCGAGATGATGGACCTTGGCCTGAGCAAGGACGGCGGCTACGACAAGTACATGGAGCAGCTGATGCACAGCACCAAGGTGGGTGAGGCCATCGAGGTGTTCAAGAAGATCCTGCTGCTGGCTTACGGCAAGAAGAGCCTCGACGGCCGCAAGTTCGAGAAGAGCCCTGAGATCACCGCAGACTTTGTGGCGACTCAGGCTTACTCCGACCTCTACGTGGAACTGGCAAGCGACCCGGACAAGGCCGCAGAGTTCATGAACGGTGTGATGGGCGCAGACGTCCGCAAGATGGTGGCCGAGAACGAGGCCAAGGCGAAGGCCGCCGAAGTTTCCGCCGCTGTGGCCGCAAACAACGCCCCGGCGCTGGCCGTGGCGGACCCGCAGTAAAACCTCTCAGTCTCGCTTCGCTCGACAGCTCCCCTAGTAGGGGAGCCTTTGGCATATCGGGCCACTCTAAGCGGGATGAGAGAAGCCCAATAGGGCGTAAACGGCAGTGCGCTGCTACAGAGGGCAGGTTTCATAGAAACCTTATCTTGAAAGTGGAGCACTGTCGATTGCAAAACGAAGAACCCATATCAACTAAAAAACAAGCCTGACCGTCACGCCAGAGCCTCTCCTTTCGGGAGAGGTGGCTGCGCAGCAGACGGAGAGGCTATGACAGGGAGAGTGACGAGATGCTGACCATCCAGATACCCGGTGAAGAATACTGGGATGCTGACCGGGAGGAATTCATCTGCCGGAAGGCCACAACACTGGCGCTGGAGCACTCGCTGCTCTCTCTGTCTAAATGGGAAAGTAAGTGGCACGTGCCGTTTCTCGACGCAAAAAACGGGCTGACCCCGGAGCAGATGCAGGACTATGTGCGCTGCATGACCCTGAACAAAGGGGTCCCAGACGAAGCATACCGCCATCTGACGCAAGAGAACTGCACGGCTATTTATACATATATGAACGACCCGATGACCGCAACATGGTTCCGGGAAGACGAGAATACAAACAAAGCCGGACCCCGCTCAGGAAAAAGCACCGCAAGTGCCGTGACGAGCGAGGTCCTGTATTATGACATGGTGGAGCTGGGCATCCCGTTCGAGTGCGAAAAGTGGCATCTGAACCGGCTGCTGACCCTCATCCGTGTCTGCAACGAAAAGCATAAGCCACCCAAGAAGGTATCGAAGAGCGAACAGGCGGCCCGGAGAAAGGCGCTGAACGCCAAGAGAAAGAAAGAGCTTGGGACGAGAGGATAGCCGCTCTTTGTCTGAGCTGGACGAACAGAGTTCAATAGGGCGCGAAGGGGCTGGCACTGCTACAGAGAGAAGGTGGGTTCGTGTCCAAAGTTATTCTGTTCCGGCAGAAAGGCAGCTTCAAGAAGACGGAGCGCTTCCTGAAAGGTGTCAGCGCCAGGAGACTGGACGCTGTGCTGGCGGGATACGGTCAGAAAGGCGTGGAAGCGCTGGCGGCGGCAACGCCCAAGAAGACCGGAAAGACGGCTGCCAGCTGGAGCTACCGGGTGGAAAAGGGCAAAGACAGCATCGCCATCATCTGGTCGAACTCGAACATCGTGGACGGAACGCCCATCGCCGTTATCCTGCAATACGGACACGGCACGAGAAACGGAGGGTACGTGGAAGGAGTTGACTACATCAACCCCGCCATGCGCCCTATTTTTGACGAGATAGCCAAGAGAGCATGGGAGGAGGTAAGGCGGGAGTGAGCCAGGAGATAGACCAGCGTGTGGTCGAAATGCGGTTTGACAACGCGCAGTTCGAGAAAAACAGCCGGGACACTATGCGGACGCTGGACAAGCTGAAAGAGAAGCTCAGCTTCAAAGGCGCGGCAAAGGGTCTCAAACAGGTGCAGGCCGCCAGCGAGAACGTGGACTTTTCCGGCATGGAGAAGGGACTGGACACGGTTCAGGCCAAGTTCAGCGCACTGGACGTCATCGCCTTTACAGCCTTGCAGCGCATCACGGACAAGGTGATAAGCACTGGCGAGCAGATGGTAAAAAACCTGTCGGTGGACCAGATCACCAGTGGATGGGATAAGTATAACGAGAAAACTTCCAACGTCCAGACCATCATGAACGCCACCGGCAAGAGCATCGACCAGGTGAACGGCTACCTGAACAAGCTGATGTGGTACTCGGACGAGACGAGCTACAGTTTCAGTGAGATGACCAGCGCGCTTTCGCAGATGACGGCGGCGGGCGGCAAGATCGACAAGATGATACCCATGATCATGGGCATCGCGAACGCCACCGCAGACGCGGGCAAGATGGGCTTTGCGTTCCAGAGCACCATCCGAAACCTGACCCAGAGCTACAGCGCCGGGCATTTGCAGTTGCAGGACTGGAAGAGCCTGAACCTGATGGGTACGGCGACGAAAGCCCTGAAACAGGAGCTTATCGACACTGCGGTGGAGCTGGGCGTCATCAAAGAAGGCGAAGTGACCATCGCCAGTTTTGAGTCGAGCTTGCAGAAGAAGTGGGCCAACACAAAGGTCATGGAAAAGACCTTCGCAAAGTACGCTTCCATGATGGAGGCGGCCTATGAGCTGACCCAGAAGAACCCGGGCATGACCAGCTCGGAGGCGCTGGAACAGCTGAAGGGACAGTACGGGGAGCTGGCTGAACGCGCCGCTCTCGCCGCCCAGCAGGCAACCAGCTTCGGGCAGGCCATTGACTCGACGAAAGACGCTGTCAGTTCAAAATGGATGTCCGTGTTCGAGACGATCTTCGGCAACAAGGAAGAGGCCACCGACACATGGACGGAGCTGGCGAACCGGCTGTACGACATCTTTGTGCCGCCCATCGAAGCGCTGAACGACCGGATGAAAGAGGGCCTTGACAGCAGCTGGCAGCAGATGCGGGACGCTTTCGGCGACCAGGCAGACGCCTATACGACGGTGCTGGAAAAGCTGGCGCTGGCAAAAGGCGCCGTGACCGAAGAGGCCATCGAGGAAGAGGGAAGCTTTGCGAAAGCTTTGCAGAAAGGCAAAGTGAATGCAGAACTCCTGACGACCAGTCTCAGCGACACCATCAAGACCTATGCAGAGCTGCTGGAAACGATGGATGAAGCCGACCCGAGATACCCTTACATTCAGAAGGACTACGAAGCCTTTCTGAAGCTCAACGATGCGGTAGCAGACGGCAGTCTCGACCTTGCACAGTATGCGGAAGGGCTGACGGAGGTGTCGGGCCGGGAGCATCTCTTCAACAGCCTGTGGAACATCATGGACGCCATCGGGAAGGTCACAGGCTCTATCCACGAAGCCTTCACCGAGATATTCCCGCCCACCAGCGGAGAGCAGATACACTCCATCGCCGAAGGGCTGGATGTGATGACCAAAAAGTTCATCATCACGGATGAGAGTGCGGCGAACCTGAAGCAGACATTCAAGGGCATCTTTGCAGTGGTGAAGGTGCCGCTGACCGCCATGACGACGCTGGCGAAGACCGGGGCAAGGGCTTTTGGCGTACTGGTGGACGTCCTGCGACCGGTTGGAGCAGTGCTGCTGAAAGTGGCAGGAAACATGGGAAGCTTTGTGTCCGAGATGCAGAGCACCCTGCTGGGAAGCGGGACGCTCAGCGAGAAGCTGGAAGCCATCGCGAAGAGTGCCAAGAAGCTGCTGGACCCGCTGACCACGTTGGGCGACGTGCTGAAAAAGAGCATCGGCGAGAAACTGAGCGAAGCGAGGAAGGAAATTTCAAAATGGGCCGACAGCCTGCCGGACGGAGTGCGCGAGGGGGTCTACACCCTGCTGGGCATTCTGGAAGGACTGGGTGCCGGTACACTGACCGTGGCCGGTGTCGTGGGTGGAGCGCTGAGCGACCTGAAGAAAAGTGTGAACAAAGCAATCGGCACTGTGGCCGACTTTATCACCGGGCAGAGCAAGCACCTGAACGGATATAAGGACGTGCTAACGAGCCTGCCCGCCATCGTGGGGGCTGCAGTGAGCGCCTTTGCTGAGGAGTTCAAGGGCGCTGCCGGGAACGTGGAGAGCGCGGCGTCCAGGGTCTACGAGCCGGTGAAGGCCTTTTTCAAGGCACTGAAAGACGGATTTGACTCCATCAGCGGGACGGATATTTACCGGTTCCTGAGCCTTCTGGACGTGGGGCTGCTCTCCTACGCCATCGCACAGTTCGCCAAGGCCATGAACAGCCTGCGGAAGATGCTGGCAACGCCCCTGTCGAAGATGCTGGACAGCATTTCGGGAAGCTTCAACGCGCTGACGGGGGCGCTGAAAACATGGCAGAAGCAGGAGAACACCAAGATCCTCACGGGCATCGGCTCGGCCCTGCTGATGCTGGCGGGGGCCATGTTCATCATGAGCCGCATCAACCCGGAGCGATTCGTCTGGGTGCTGAGCGCCACGGTGGTGCTGATCGCTGAACTGGTGACGGCGGCAAAGCTGCTGAAACCGGAAGTGAAGGCCTTTGACTCTGCGGTGAGTGGACTCGGGTCTCAGCTGCTGAAAGCCTCGACTCTGTGGGGTTCTGCGGCGGCTCTGCTGGGTTTGGCCGCGGCGACGAAGGCTCTGTGCTCGGGATTCGTGGCTATCGCGGACACCATCAAGGGCGAGAACTTTATCCAGAACCTCGCGGCCTTTGCGGCGGCAGTGGGCGGTATGTACGTGCTGACACGGAACATGGGAATGCTCATTGCCACCGTGAAAGCCCGTGACCTCGTGGTAGGCGGTAAGACACTGCTGGGCATCGGCGCGGCGATCATTGAAATGGGCGTAGCCATGCGCATTGTGGCAGGCGCTGTGGAGCCGCTGAGCAAGATACCGTACGCAAGCCTCTTCAAGGCGACTGCGGCACTTGCGGCAATGGCCTCCATCCTCACTGCAATGGGTGCAGCGCTCGTGCTGTTTCAGGCGGCATCTGATACCATGCTGGTATTTCAAAATGGACTAGCCATCGCGGCCATGGGCGGAGGCCTCTGGGTGCTGGTGCAGGGCGTATGTGCGCTGGCGGGGCTCATCACCGAGAACGTGGACGATGGCACTCTGAACACCACAAAGCTCGAGTACGCCACTACGGCCATGAAGACCCTGATGATCCTCATGACGGCGTTGAGCGTACTCTCCAGCAAGACGAAGCTCAGCTCGGGCGCAGCGGTGCTGGCCATGGCAGGAGCGATAAACGCGGTGGCTGTGGCTGCTGCGGCACTGACACTCGTGCCTGTAGACAGCTTAAAAAAGGCGGCTGGGGTGCTTGGCGGACTCAGTGCCGCAATGGCAGCACTCGGTTACTTCGGCTCGGCAGGGTGGAGTGAAGGTGCAGGAATTTTCCTGATGGCCGATGCACTCATGGCGGTGGCCGGGGCGTGTCTGATGATGGGGAGAGTCGATTGGGAAGAACTTAAAAAAGCAGGCGCGTCGCTGGTAGTTTTGTCTGCTATCGGATTGGTTCTCTCGAAATTTGCCGGTCCGGTCAACTTCCTGAACATCTCCACCGGAATGCTGGCCATGAGCGCGGCTCTGTTGGTGCTGGCACCGGCCATCCAGCTCATCGGCATGGCAAAGCCGGAAGCAGTGAGCCAATCACTATGGATATTTGCTGATACCATGATGGCGATGTTTGCAGGCGGCATGCTGCTGACCTGCATCCCGGAGCTGGCCCTCGGGCTCTCGACTCTGGCAGGTGCCTTTGCCAAGTTTGGCAAGGGAATGCTCTACCTCGCCGGTGCAGGAGCGATATTCGGCGCACTGGCACTGTTTGCCGACCCGCTGTGTACGGCCATCATCAATGCCGCGCCGGACATCGAGGCTGCTCTGGTGGCTGTGGTGACACTCATCTGCGGTGCCATCAACCAGAGCGCCGAACCCATCGGCGAGGCCTTTACCACCCTGTGCAAGGTGCTTATTCAGACAGCCATCGACCTCATCGGCTGGGCATGGAGCGGCGAGGGCGGCGAAGGCGAGGGTATCAAGGGCGCACTGCTGGAGTTGAAAGACCAAGTCTGGAACGGTATTAAGGACATCTTTGCACCGTTCGGCAACAACGGAAACTTCCAGCAGAGAAATGTGGCGTTCAAGTTCAATCCCGATTTCAAACCCCAGCGCATCAATGTCGCAGATGTCTTTACGTTCTCCGGTGCAAAAGACGACGCCGAAAAAGAGGGTAAGGAGATCGGTGAAAATGTCGCAAACGGAGGGGCGAAGGGCGTCGAGGAAAACAAAGCCCGCGCAACGGGTGCTGTACAGGGCATGGTGGACGACACCATAGATGCCGCCAAGAAGGGGTATGACATCAACAGCCCCTCGAGGGTCTTTGAAGAGATTGGCCGGTACATCACGGAAGGCCTCGCCATCGGCATCCAGGACCCGGGCGCTCTGAGCGGGGCGCTGGCAGCGATGCAGACTGTGGCAAAGAGCATCCGAAGCGTCTTTACGACTTTCTGGGGCATCCACTCACCGAGTCAGCTGGCAGAAGAGGACGGACGGAACGTCGTGGAGGGACTGCGCCTTGGCATCGGAGACCCCGACCTGAGAAGCCAGCTCTATGATGCAAGCTATGAGTCCGCTTCGCAGGTGCGGGACGCTGTGGGCGCGGCACTGGACGAAGCCAAGAAGACTGCCTCGGACAAGATGCTGGAGCTTTACAGCATCATGAAGGCCGACCATCTCATGCCGGACGGAACGCTCCCCAGCGGAAAAGCCGGACTCGGGGCGAACCGCTACCAGCAGGCGGTACAGGACTACGAGAAGGCCAACGCCAAAGAAGACGCCAGGAATACGCCCTATCTCGGCGCGGACTGGAAGCCCAGCTCCATGTGGGACAAGGCGACGGAAGCGCTGCAAAAGTACCAGAGCGGCGAGATCAAAGCGAAAGACGCACTGAAGGGCCTGACTGGCGAGGCAAAGGACTGGGTCTCAAAGCAGATCGGAAGTGCTCTTGGTCTGGAGGGCCTTGACCCGAGCGAGTATGCCGACCTCATCCTCGAGCAGTACAGCGGCTATCTCCCCGACGACAGTACAGGCGCTTCCACTGCATCTTCCGGCAAGAAATCCTCGAGCAAGGGTAAGACCCTGGCCGAGACCATCGCCGAGAAGTACACGAAGGAACTGAAGTCCAACAAGTACCTCCAGAATGCCGCTGACAAGGAATACAGCCTCTGGGAAGCAGGAGAAGGCGACACTGCTTCCATTGAAGCCCTTATCGAGAAAAAGGGTGAGACGCTGGCGAAGAGCATCGAGCTGCAGGCAGCCCGTGTGGACATCGCGCAGAGGCAGTACGACGAACTGGTCTCCCGGGTGGGAGCCAGCGACGACAAGACGAAGGAAGCCTACAACACTCTGCTGGACGAGAAGAAGAACCTCCTCGACTTGCAGCAGGCGAGGTTTGAGAACACCTACAAGGCGGCCACCGAGCGGTATGAAAGCGATGACAAGCTGGCTCAGACCGAGTACCAGCTCTGGGCGGACACCTACGAAAAGACCGCCTCCGTGACCGAGAAGAGCAACAAGAACATCGAGACCATCAACAAGCGTCTGGCCATCCAGAGCGAGAAGACCGCCCTCGCGGAAAAGGCGTGGGTGGAAACGAAGGATGCCCTCGGCGAAGCAAGCCTTGTGACCCAGCAGGCTTACCGGGACTATCTGGAAGCGCGACAGGAACAGCTGGAGCTGGAAAACGAGCTGGACAAGGCGCAGCTTGCGGCGTTTGACGACCTTTCGAGTTTCTACGACAGCCGCATCTCCATGGCACAGAAGCGGATGACCCTGCTGGACAAGCTCTACAACGATGGCGACCTCAGCGGGCGGGAAGACGCCTATGCCAGCGCGGTGGAGCAGTACGGCGAGGACAGCATCGAAGCCCGGAGAGCAGCAACGCAGGGTACCATGACGGCCCTGATGGGCGTGAACAGCGCACTGACCAGCATGAGATGGCAGATGAGCAAGGTCACGGCCATGCAGCAGAAGTACCAGACTGCCCTCGAACAGGCCGGAGGCAACCGCTACGATGAGACTGTCATGGCCGCTTACGAGGACATGATGGAGACCCGCTCGACCTTTGCGGACTATGTGGGGAATCTGGCAGACGCTTTCAACGTGAGCGACGCCACGAAGAAGGCTATGATGCAGTTCGGCGACGCCATCGCCCAGAACTGGAAGCCCATTCAAAATGGATTCATGGCGGTGGCCAAGAAGATGAACCCGAAGCTGGTACAGGGATTCTCTGACCGGTTCGGCCTCTACATGAAGGACGGAGCCAGCGAGACCGTGGCCGCTGCTACCAACACCGTCGTTGCCGCCATGAGCGGAGACTGGGCCAGTGCAGTTGCAAGTGGGCTGACTGCGGTACTCGACGTAGTTGGCACGGACTTTGGCCAGACCCTGACCGAAGCCATCAGCACCGCGCTGAAGAATGCCTTCAGCGGGAACGGGCTGTTCGCACAACTGCTGACGAAGCTTTTTGGAAGCATCAACCTCGGCGGAAGCGGAAGCTCAGGCGGCTTCCTCTCGAACTTATGGCAGTGGCTCAAGGGCGGTGCATCCGCCGCGAAGAGCTTTCTGGGCGGAGCATCGACAGCGGCCGTAGGAGCCAGCGGAG